CTACCCCAATGGATTTGTCCATCATCCATAAATTCAATTCTTTTAGTGCCATTGAAAGTAAAATCCATATGATGAGTTGAGTTATGATATTCTATTTTACCTGCGTCATAATCTCCATTATCTCCAAATACTAACATTGCTTTTGAACTCGCTCCTGCTTGTATGGCAATACCACCATTAGAATTAGATACTGTTTGTATTTGATAACTTGTGCTTACACTTGATGCTTGTGTTCCATCTTTTAATACTGTAAATAAAGCACCTGGTGAGGTAGTTCCTATACCGACTGCACCTGCATTTGTAATTCTTACCCACTCATTAGCCAAAGATGTATCGTGGTCATTTGTTTTTTCTCCAAATGCTAAAGCATCTGCTTGGTCAACTGATATAGTCATTACATCATCGCCTGGAACATCAACATTAAAAGCCATAAATTTATCATTGCTTTCTGATAATATCATAGAAGCATTAGTGCCTGTAATATGTAAGTTAGCAGCAGGTAAAGTTTCTCCTATACCTACATTACCTTGATAATCTACTCTCATTCGTTCTGCTAAAGATGCACCTGCATCTCCACTTGTTGTATCTGCATTATTAGTATAAACTACAAATGCACCACTACCCTCTTTTTGTTGAGTATTAGCATCTCCATTTTGTCCTACTTCAGCACCAATTCTAACTTGTGGTGTTTCATTAGCATTGTCATCAAGTAAAGTAAAGTCTACAAATGTTTTCTGTTGAGATAAATCACTACCTACATCATTGGTTAATGTAAATAATGTAGTTCCTGTAGTTCCAGTAGTTGATGTTTCTTTTGATATGTGCAATGGACTACTTGGTGAGGTAGTTCCTATACCGACATTAGAAGATGAACCTTCAATAAACATATCATCATTTAAATTTATGTCTACATCTCCACCATCACCTAATTTTACTACATCTTGTGATGCTTCAGTTAAGTCTAATAATACTTCTCCACCTGCATAAATTCTTACTCTATCAGTATCATATTTTAAATATGTATCAGTATCACCATAGTGAATTAAGTCTCCGTGCATAATAACATCAGCAGTATATATATTTGCGTATGCATTGCCTGTAGTTAGAAATGAAAACTCATTACTTCCTTCTTGTATTCTTGCGACATCTGCAACATTACCAATAGTAAATCCACCAGTTGCTGTGCTTTTTAAGAAACCACCTGCTGTAATTGAGCCACTTGTAGTATCATCAGCATCATTTTTTAAGAAGGCATCATCTACATTGAAAGTAGTGCCTGATAAGGATATGTTTGTTCCACCTGTATATGTTGTATTGGTATCTGTTCCTGTAATTTCACGTATAGTTCCGTTATCGTTAATATATAACTTATTATTCGTGTAATCCCAAGCTAGTTCGTAAGGCCAAACACCGTTTGACCCATCAGCTCCAGCTACAGGTGCACCATCACCACGCTTTATCTTTAAACCATTAGCCATCTATATCCTATTAGTTAGCGTATGTACCGCAATCCCAAGCAATGTTTGTAAGAGTAGCACTATCTAAATTAGATACAAGAGTACCTTTAGTAAATCCACTCATATTGCCTGTAGAACTTGCTGTTGCTGTTGTAGTTCCTAAAGTCCATTTATCTGCACTTTCATCCCAAAATAATGTAGCATTATCTCCTGTAGAACCACGTTCTATAATAAGACCACAGTCGTTTGCATTACTTCCTGCTCCACTATTTAATTCCATTAATGGATCATCTAAAGTGGTATTAGTACTGTTTACTGTAGTAGTTGTACCATTCACTGTTAAATCTCCAGTAACTGTCAAGGCAGATGCGATTGTAATACTATCTGCTAATTTATCACCAGTAACTGCATTATCTGCAATATGTGCTGTATCAATAGATCCATCTACATATTGATCACTATCTACTGAATTAGCTGACATGTGTGCTAAATCAACGGA